GTGTGTGTAGACACACTCAAGGACGAGAAACGACCTGTTGAAAAGGTGGCAGTTGGAAAAACACGTGTTTTTTTCAGCTTTCCCTGTTCATGCTGTTATAGCTTTTCGACAATACTTTTTAGGTTTTGTTGCATGGGTTATGCACAATAAGATTGATAATGAGATTGCCGTTGGTACCAATGCATACAGTTTGGATTGGCATCAAATAGCAACTCGTTTACAGACGAAAGGACCCCATGTAATAGCTGGTGATTTCTCAAATTTTGATGGTTCTTTGAATAGTCAAGTTCTTTGGGAAATCTTAGATATTATAAACGACTGGTATGATGATTCGGAATATAATAAGAATGTTAGACGTTCATTATGGGCACATATTGCTCATAGTGTACACATTTTTAATGATAATATGTACATGTGGACTCATAGTCAACCTTCGGGTAACCCTATGACTACAATTGTTAATTCTATGTATAACTCTATCATTATGCGAATGTCATGGCAAATAGTCATGAAAAAGCATAATGCTGGAGATATGCGTAGTTTTAACAAAAATGTACGTATGATTAGTTATGGAGATGATAACGTTCTTAATATATCGAATAGTTGTATAGATTTGTTCAATCAAGATACTATAGCGCAAGCTTTAGAGACGATTGGACATATTTATACTGATGAAGACAAAACAGGTGAAGTCATAAAGTCAAGGAAGCTTGATGATATTCATTTTCTCAAACGAGGATTTAAGTATAATCAAGAACTCTGTCGCTTTTTGGCTCCACTAAACGAAGATGTCATTTATGATATGTTGAACTGGACAAGGAATACTGTAGATCCCGATGAGATATTAACTCAAAATATTTCTACAGCTGCTAGCGAAATTGCTCTCCACGGTCAAGATAAATTCGATACTTATGTATCAGATTTGAAGACTGTTGGTAGGAAATTGCGCTATGTTCCTGAAATTCCAACGTATTATGAATGTATGACACGTTTGCAAGACGACCCGGATATGTATTTGGATAATTTTTGTTAAACACCTTTGCTTTACCTATTCATGTGACCCTGGAACCACGAATAATTTTCTCTGGTTAAATTGTGGTTCCTTGCTATGAATAGATGACCGTGGTGTATTTACACTTACTTCCAGGATGCGGTGTAAGCAGCCCTTACGAAATCCAGGAACCCAGAGTGCCGTGTGTTTTATTAAGTAGTTGACACACGAAAGAAAATTACTTGCTGACACAATAGACAACAATAACGACGAAACCAAAATGGGATATAGTGATTCAACTGTTTCCACGGACCAAGTACAAAATATAAAATTTGTTTCTGACGGTGGTTCTCCTTCTTCTGATGCTTTGTCGTCTGAATATGACCTTTCACCGGGATATATTTCTATGACTGCTGAAGAAGGACGAGAACATACTGTAAAAGATTTTTTGCAACGTCCTATAAAGATTGCACAAGGTGTCTGGTCTTCTGCCGATCTTGAGAACGCAATTTTATGGACTGCAAATTTTCCTGAAAATTTTATATTGAATACTATGTTACGTGAAAAACTTGCTGGCTTTGTTGGAATTAGAGCTAAAATGCATTTAAAACTGCAAGTTAACTCTATGCCCTTCCAAAGTGGCATGTTATTGCTTCATTACATTCCATACGCACAATACATACCAGAAAGAGTAAAGTGGATCAACACGACTCTAACTGGTAAGACTGGTTGTCCTAGAACTAAACTTAATTTAGACTCTGATACTGAAATGACTCTCGACATACCATATGTATCTCCACATGTATTCTATAACCTAATTACTGGTCAAGGATCATTTGGAACTGCATATCTTAGTGTCTACGCACCTACAAAAAGTGAAGCTGTTACTACTTCTGTCGATTGGACAATGTGGGCAAGTATGAGTGATATTGAAATTCAATTTTCTACTGGAGCACCTGTGTATCTTGGTAATGCGCCAAACTATACTCCTTTAATTAGAGAGATAGAATCTGGACAAGTTACTGAAGAAACACTAATTGCTAAAGTAAAAGAAATGAATATTCATGGAACTCCTGAAGTTACATCACATGTATTTGCACAAATGTCAGAAATCAAATTTCTGAAGAATAACGCTTCGCCTTCTACAGGTGTTGGTCAAATCTCGTCAGGTCTAAAGATATTATCAAATATACCTATTTTAGGTACGTTTTTGAGTAGACCGGCTTGGCTTTCTGGAAAGCTAGCTGATTTACTCAAACTATTTGGTTTATCTAAACCAACGACTCAAGGATTAATACAGGAACATAAAATTAGGACTGCACCTAGAATGGCTAATTTTGACGGATGTGATTCATCACACAAACTTGGATTATCTAGTGTCAATGAATTAGAAACTCCAAAAGGTATTGGAGGTTCTGATAAAGATGATATGATAATTTCAAGGGTTGTTATGACACCAAATTTTATTCAAAGTTTTAATTGGGGATCTACAGCGTTATATC